GCATTATCATTCGCCCTGGTTGGATTCACCGTAAACAGCCATAGCTCAACCTGTGGATCGGTGCTCTGATTCGCCGAATCAATCAAAATTACATCCGTAATAATCCCGCCCCCGCCGTTCACCCGCCCCGCCTCAATCGTCAAATCCGCCGGCGCCGTCGTACTGTCGGCAATCACATCCCCGGCCGCATACGCCGTCGTGTTGGCCGGCCGCGTAAACGTCGCCGTTTTGTGCACCACCTCGCCGGCAACGCTGCCGACGTGCGTCTCGCCGGCTGCGATGCTGGCGACATCCACATCCCCAATATTGTTTGTGCCAGCGGCCAGGGCCGGGAGCGATGCCACGTCCACATCCCCGATATTGTTGGTGCCGGCAGGGATTGCCGGCAACGACGAAACCGCCACGGACTCGCCGTCGAGCGTGACCGCCAGGTCTCCCTGGTCGCTCGCCAGTACAACCGGCAGGCTGTTGGCCTTCGTGGCCTGCCCGGTGGCCGTGATGCCCACCAGGTTACTGATCTGTTTTTTTACTGTATCAAATACACTCATATCCACCTCACGCGATCGTCAACGCCGGTTTGGCGGTGATGTTGCCGTTTGCGTCCCGCGTCACCGCCGCCTGGGTCACGGTTTTGCCGCCGGTGACGTGCGTCACCGTGTAGGCATCCACCGCCAACCAGGTCGTGTTTTTGGCCGTGCGTGTCCAGGCCCCGGTGCTGCCGTCCGGCCAGGACACCGTGCCGCTCTCCAGCACGCCGTCTGCATCGTACGTGGCCGTCAGGAGCTCGTACGCCTCCCCCTCCGTCCAGGCCAGCAGGCTCTGGCTCAGGTCGCCCCCGCCGCCGGCTGCCGGAACCCAGGCCGCCAGATCGGCGTCCCAGGTCAGTGCGTCGCCGTCTGACGGCGCGCTCGTGCTGATATCGCGCCCGTGCAACTGCGTCGCATTGATTGCTACCGATCTGGCCATCCAGCGCAGATCGATCAGGTCTGTACCGCTCTTCGCTTCGTGCACGGCCGTCTGACCGTAATACAGCCGCACCAGACACAACTCAACCTGCGTTGCCGCCGGCGCAGCGGGCCTATCGTCCAGATCCAGATCACCGATATCTACCAGACTGCCAGCAGTTGCTGCCAGCGTACCGCTGGTAGTGATGGTCACCAGCACCCAGCGCTCTTTCCCGTCCACGGTTGGCAAATATGCCCGCATATCTACCGACAGCGGTGTAATGCTGCCGTTTGCCCCAGCCGATCCGATCAGCCGCATCTGACCACCGCAATACAGGAATCCGGGATGCACATACAGCGTCAGGTCTACCGGCGTTGGGCGCAGTTGCAGAATCTGGCGAACATCAACTGGCGTAGTGTCATCCTCCAGCCAACCATGTCGTACGCCATGAGGGGCGCTATACGCGCCACCGGCCGATTCCAGTATATCGCTGCGCACGCTGATCACCCGCAGTGTACCTGGTTGGCGCGGATCTTCACCGACCACTACCGGCAGGTCTGGTATTTCCGCCACCTGGTCGTTATAGGCCATGATAGCAGACCCATCGCTATCCAGTCGTACCCAGATATAGCCTCGCCGGCCAGTTTGTACATTGCCGATGCCGTCGCCGACCAGACCCGTTTGAGCCGTGAGCCTGTCCTGTTTACGGCGCTGGGCTTGCTTGTACAGGTGCTGTGATTCGTTCATGGGCAGATATTCCAGAGATGCAATGCCTGGGCGACCAACTTATACGATGGTCGCATGCTGATGTTAAAGTTCGCTGTATGGCTGACTTGCGTTCCATCCACGCTCCAAAACGTTGGGAACGTAACGATCTTTATAAAGTTGCTGCCGAAATCGTTCTTGGAAATCAGGTCTATGCTCTCTGATACGTCGAACTCGTGATCGTCGTATGCGTAATATTTCTTCAGCAGCACACGATTGGACAGCTCGTTCACGCCGTGCACGATATCCATGCGCACGATTGCCTCCCAGCCGGCGTTTTGCGGCGTCATGACTGACCTGGCCGCCGCCTGTACCGCGAAATATTTATCCACGTACGATACCCCGGATGGCGGGGTAATGTATAATAGCCCCCCGGGGCCGCCATAGCCCGGATACGTCGTACTTTTCACGTTTGGCGATGTCTGGTTGACGTATACGGACACACCGGTCGGCGTGGCGTAGAAGTCCAGGTCTACCGGTGGGTCTGCCGGCGACCAGATACTGCCGCCCGGAATCGGTTCCCAATACTCTATCTGGTCGACCTCGAAAACGTCCGGATCATTAAATGCGATCTCGACGTAATAAAACTTCGCTGCTGCTGGCGGGGAGAAATGGCCATCGATGGTTTTTACTTCGCCGCCGCTGACAGAATCGATTACGCCGGTCGCAATGCGATCTCCGTACCAGTCGCGCAGGTAAACCGTGTAACATACGTCATCTGTCGCCTGCCAGACGTTTTCAGAACCTGTACCGACGTTCTCGTAGACCGCCATCGTCAACGTAAACGACGTGCGATTGGTTGCCGTACTGGCCCGTACGGTTGCAATCCCCTGCCCCAACAACGGTTGGCGCTGATTTGAGTATAACGCCCGTCCCAACCAGATTCGAAAAGGCCCGTTTGCCGGTGCGTCTGCGCTCCCAGCGCATTGTCCACCGTCGCCATCGAGCAGGCCGCCGCCGTTCCCGGATCCCCCCCACCCTCCTGGCCAGCTGCCGCCGCTGCCCCAACCGCTGTCCCCGAACCAGTCCGGTGGATCATTCGGGAAATTCGGCATGATGTATTTGTTCGGTGTAGGGTCGAACCGCTCGATGGCTGTAGTGTTGCGCTGCAATGTCGTCGAACTGGGCACGGTAATACCATCTGGCCCGCTGGTCTCGATCTCGCATGCCAGATTGGTGAGCAGGGCGCCAGATTGCCGGCGCTCATACGATATCTCGCGCACAACAAGACGTTGAGCAGTCCATACCAGACGCTGGGCAGTATCTGCCGCGCTCAGCGTCAATTCGATCACATCACCGATTTCCAGTAGGCGATTATTGGCGTTAAGCTGTAATGAAATCGATGGATACCGCATATTCAGCCAGGCATAGCGCAATCCACAGATGGTGTTCAACTGCGCCTGGCCTGTGACAACCAGAGACTCCACTGCGTCCCTGCGCCCCATGCGCCGGCCAACATTGCCCGGAGCTCGGCTCAGCAGTGGCACAAACTCATCGTTTGCGTATGCGAACGCCCCCTGCTCGATCAGGCTGACAGCCGGCAACTGCTCCCGTATATCAATGCGCTCCCGGCAATCTGTCGCTATCAGTGACATGACTGCGTCCTGACGGTCTGCTACCGGCGTCACCTGATTCTCAGCCCGCAGCCGCAGACGACCATACCGGTCACACAATGCCGTGAAAACGAACCTGCTATACAGTGGGGCGCTGATCTGCTGCCATAGGGAACCGGTTTGCGCCTCCAGGGCCGCGGTCACACGTGTGTCCCCAGACGGAATCACATCCATCACGATGGCAGCCGTCGATCGCCAGGTGATCAGATGCCACAAATATGCATCTGCGGTCAGATCCTTGAAATCTCCCCAGCTGGCCGCATCCGCAACCGAATTGCGCACCCCGACCACAGGCGAATCGAGCAGCCCCATCCACTGCGCCGGGCCCCGCACCTCGAACGACGCCATTGATCGATCCACGTCGATCTGTATCGTCTCGCCGGCAATGCGTCCCCAGGCGACAATATTTTCGCGGCCAACGATAGGCCCCAGGCTGATTGGCGTCGACCCGAAAAAATCCTCTGCCACCAGGATGGCCCTGGCGCCGTCTGTAACGCTGCTGGCGTCGCCATGCAGGCGCACGCTGAATGCATATCCGCCAGATTGGTACCCGAGCCGCTCGATCTCGAAATCTGATATCAGCGGATGAGTGATATCCCACACGTACACCATGCGATGGCCGGTTGCAGATCTGGCGTTCGCTGCGGTGACCGTGCAGGACACACGGTACACGCCGGCAGCATTGTAGGTGATCGTCGGCGTGGCCGTCGTCATCCCCGACGTTGCCGCCGCGCCGGGCGCAGACCATGCGTACCCGGTCACAGTCGAGCCCGGGCACCACGATGCCGCGGCGTCGAAGGCGGTAGACACATCGTCCCCGACCAACTCCACCACCGCGTCCGGGCCCAGCACAGGCACCGGCGACGGGTACTTGTGCTGGTCGGTGTATGACACATCATCATCCATGTAGATGGATTCGCCGACAATTTTTGCGTACCGAATCCACACGTCGAAGTCCAGGATGGCGGTCAGATATAGATTGTCGGCCCATGCAACTTCCGAGACGCGGCCAATCGTTAATATACTGGCGGTTGCAGACCGCAACCTCACCCGGCCGACATCTCCGGCGCCATCCTGCGTACCAACCAGCACGGTCATGCCGGAGACCAAATCTGTGTATGATCCATACGTCACTGTGTCGTAGGTAACAGTCGTGACTGCATCGGCGCTCGTAAACGACTGGTTGACTCTCGCCTTCCACACCACTGGCTGCGGCAATATGGCCAGGCGTAACCGAGACCATTGACCTGGCGTACGCAAATACGCCATTTCCTGAGCGGTGGCTACGCCATTGATCACGATTCCACCTCTGCGATCAATTCCTGGAATTGCAGCCGGAATTCCAAACGTCGGCCTGCATCAATGTTTTCGTCGTCTGGCCACAGCATACGCGCCTGATAGGCCTGATATGTATATCCGCCGCCCTCCGCCACCTCGTTCGTGGTTGTGCGAATATACACCGTGGCCGCCAGATCGGCGCAAAATGCCCGCAGCGCCTGACGCTGCGCAGCGCTCAGGAAACCCCACAGCCATTCGCACGATGACCAGCCGACGCCGAACACACCGCCGCCAGGCGATGGCAGCGTCTCAGCGTGCAGCCGAAAATATGCACGTGGTGCGGGGATAGCCGGCGTCAGATCGGATAGATTGACCATGCCTTCCAACGTGGATCCAATAGCATACTGGTAACTCATACAGCGCCTCGCAATACGGCCGACATTTCGCCGTCGAAAATATTGCGTACCCGGCGATCCAGCGCGTCCAGTTGGCTGGCCGACAAATCGCCGTTGATTATCACATCCAATTTGTAGGATTGGCTGGGCCCGCTGGTCGCCGCCTGCCGCCTGTTGGCGATCACGGCCAATATTTTGTCACGGTTCAGCCGACCGCCAGCTGCGGACTCCATCGCCGCCGTGCTGGATTTGTCCAGCACGTATTCGTTATCATGCATCTGGTACAGACCCTGATCGACGTACCCACCGCTGGCCCTGGATCCACGCACCGCAGATGTCCCGGATGCGTTCAACAGTTGTTTCCACTCACTCAGATACTGCTCTCGCGCCCTGCGCATCATGTCCCCCTCGCGTCCCAGGTAGATGCCCAGGTCTGCCAGTTGTTGCACGAAGGCAGACCAGCGCTGTTGGCGTTCTGCATTTAACTGTTGATCCAGTTCGGATAGTTGCTTCTGCGCCTGTTGGCGGATTTTTTCCGTCTCCTGGCGATGGCGGGTATCCAGATCGGCCAGCGCCCGGCGAGTTTGATCAGCCTGCTTGGTTTGCTCTTCTTTGTGGCGCTTATCGAGCTCGGCCAGTTGCTGGGCATTCTGCTGCGCTGCCTGCGCCTGCCGGTTACGAAAATCGGCTTCTTCATCGGCCATGCGCTGCTGGAACTCTTGCCGCCGGCGAACCTGTTCTTCGGCAAACTGCTGATCCCGCTCTGCCATCTGCTGGGCAAAATCCTCGCTGCGCCGGCGAGCTTCCACCTGGTAATCCTCTTCCGCCTGCTGACGCTGTCGCTCGTAATTCTCCATCTCTCGCAGAGCGCCCAGCACGTCGCCGCGCTCGGCAGCATCCCGCATGTTATCGTCGTGCGATTGCTGCAATTTCAGCATTTGACGCTGGTGGTCTTCTTCCATACGCTGCACGTCGCGGCTGTATTGCGCAGCTGCTTTGGCTCGTTCCTGATAGTACGACTGTTCCGCCTCGGCATTCTGGCGCGCAAAATCCAGGATCGCCCGCTGCCGGCTGCGCTCATACTGGCGCTGTTCGTCGGCCATCTGGCGTGCGAATTCAGCTATGATGCGGCTGCGTTCCTGACTGTATTGAGCCTCGGATTCTGAGCGCTGCCTGCCGGCATCCTCAACAATACGCGTGCGTTCATCCTCATATTGCCGCTCGGATTCGGCCAGCTGCTCGCCAGATTGCTGTACAATCTCGGCCTTCTGGCGCTCATATTGCTGTCGCGCTTCCTGCTCCTGGCGGACGTATGATACATACGCATCAAACCCCTGACCGGCTTTGTCCAATTCCCCATTCAGCCCGCTCAGAGATTTTTCAGCCCCGCTTGCTTCGTCTTCCAGTACACCCAATGCCCGAGCGACAGCCAGGAATGCCCGGTCTCCGCCCTCTTTCCCACCGAAGAGAGCGCCCCAACCCTTTGCAGATATCGCCAGCAGTTGCCCGCCGGCCGTTACGCCGCTCTGACCGAACTCGGTTTGGAGCAGCGCCGTCAGGCCGGCGATCGCAATACCCAACAAACCCAACTTTCCTCCGATCGCTGTCAACGCCCCACCCATGCCATTTTTCGCTGCCCCGGCGCCCATCATTCCGGATGCTGCCAGCATCCGGTCGGACGCCGTCGCCATCATGCGCCCGGCTACCAGGTTGGTTGCACTGGCCTGGATATATTTGATATCGGCGTACAGCCGTATACCCTGGGCGACCGCTGTACCGATGCTGCCCAGCGCGGCTACCGCCACGCCAATATTCAGCGCGGCCTTGACCGCCCCTGGATGTTTTTCGGCGAATCCTGCCGCCCTGTCTGCCAGATCCGCCACCTGGCGCATGACCGGCAGCGCCGCCTGTGCGGCCACCTTCCCGATGCGCATCTGCGAGGCTTCCAGTTGTTGCGTTGTATCCAGCCATTGCCGCGCGGCTGTGTCGTTCTCTTTGGCGCTCTGGGCGTACGATCTGGCCGCCAGCAAGATTGGGCCAGATATCGAGGCGCCCAGGACGGCCAGCGACTGCCCGGCGCTGCCAATGCGCTCAGCCTGCTCTCGCAGGCCTGCCATGCGCTTTTTCGTTTCATCCGCCTGGGTTTGCACCTGCTTTAGTGCATCCTTCAGGCTCAATGTCCCCTGCTTAGCCTGGTCGAGGCTGGATTTATCCAGTCCAAAGCGCAGCAATGCGCGCAGCGTATACTCATCCATGATCGGCCTCCAGCGTGTAACGTACCTTCTGGCTCAGCCACCGCAGCGTGGCTAAATCGTCCATCAAGGCTTCATCCTCCGCGAGTATCTGGCTGGGCAGGAACCGCCATTCGAATGCTTCCATGATTGCATATACGCGCCGGGCCAGATCCGGATTATTCAGCCGGACGGCGTCCGGCAAATTCGGGTCTGGCTCAGCGCTGCAAAACCGGATCAGCCAGCTGTAGAGCCCGTCTGTCTTTTTTTTTCCTCGCCGTCATCATGGCCAGGGAGCCAGTGCGGGTTCATGCGATACACAATCGCCTCCAGGCCGGCGCCGAGACGATCAGGCAGGCCCAGATACACGTCGAACTCTGGCGGCCACGCCGTTTCCTGGCCGTCAATGGTGATTGTGCCTGTGGTGCAGCTGCCGGCGTCGGCATAGGAATACATACGCAGCAGACGCCGCTCAGGATCCGTCTCATGGTCGGCGCCCAGGCTCAACATCGTGCGCCGCAGACCGATCCGGATTGTCGCTGCATGCACAACCAGGTTGGCAGAGATCCGCTCATCCTGGTAGGTGTACGGCTCACAGTTCATAGAGCACCACAATATCGTCTCCGCTCGTTGGCGCAACGGAGAACGTGATCTTATCCACGGCCGGCGTCAGGCCGCTGGATACCAGTGTGCCATTCTTCCAGACGCTGATCGTCGCCACATCGCGTGCGGGAGCGGACGCCGGGAAGCTGAAATCAGTGGCGCTGCCATTGGCCTTGAACGCTACCAGCTTCGGCCGGCCTTTGGTCATCCCGATCAGGATGGTGGCCTCGCTCGCGCCGGCAGTATCTGCGTCCAGCGTTTCTCCCCACAGCGTTTTGGTAGTGGGCGACGGTGCAACCTTAAACCGGGTATCCTCTGCGTTTTCGCCCATCCCGGCCACGATCGGGATACACCGCGCGCTGGCAATGATGAAACAGCGCCAGTGCCGTTGCTTCCCGGCCGCATCCAGGGCCTGCTGATATAACATCATGCCAACCTGCGGCTCTTCACCCTGGCGGTCGGTGCCGATTGGCACGAACTTTGCTTCGCCAACCGAGTAGCTCAGAACGTCTGTGATCAGCGCCAGAACGGCCTGATCCTCGACGCTGACACGCAGTTCGCCTTCGGCCGCCTCAGTGGCCGGCAGATAGTCGACCGCCAGCACACGATCCTGGCCAGAGTGTACAATTTTGCGCGGGTCTGGGATCGTCAGACTGAATGCCTTTTCGCCCTCGACCTCTACGCCCTCGTACGCCGTGGTGCCAGTGGCTGCCGGCCGGCCGTTCGAGTTCAATTCAAAGATGGCGGCATATTTCAAACCAACTGGGAATTGCTTCCCGGATGCTACAGTCATGTTTCACTCTCCTGGAGCATACCGCCTGTCGTGGAATTCGACCACAACCAGCGACAGCTCAAATCCAACATACGTTGTACCCGACACCAGTTCTATGACGCCGCTATCTGACACAATAGCGCTCTGTACACTGGGGCCGTCGTCATCGCCTATGCCCAGTCCCAGGGATGGCCTGGCCATGTAGGCGTCCACAAAGAGCGGTATCAGCGCCTCGGCCTGCGCTTCAATCTCTGCCGGCGTGCTCGACGCGATCATTTGTGCGATGATTTGCACCCGATACTGGCGTTCTTCCTGATAGAAACCGGCACCGCTGGATGCGCTATCATAGCGCGCCTGTCCGGCCGTGACGATCGCTGCCGGAAGTTCGGCTCTGTCCAGTTTTGCCGGCGGGGATGTGTGTGTTGTAACCAGCACCAGGTTATCATCGTCGTCTGTAACCTGTGCAGCGATCGACGCCAGAGCGGTGCGTACCCTGCTGATACTCATCGAATCGATCTCCTGACCGGTGGCATCAGCGCATTGATGTCCGCGGGTACAGCGCTCGGAACGATCACAACGCCCTCGTTGATTGATACCGTCTTATCAAATACATTGGCGTCCTTCTGGCGGTAGCGCCAGGTGGCCAGGCGGACACACGCCATGTTGACCTGCGGGTCTGGCCGGTATAGGTGAATTTCAGCGTCATGATCGTGCGCAGATGCGACACTACCATTTGCTCCGCGGCGCACAGTCAGTTGGTTCTCCGTCGCGTTCACGTTCGTGACATCGAGCAGCTCGTTGCCGATGCGCGCCAGCATACCGATCTCAAACCGTGGCAGGCCATCCTCGGCGACGCCGTCAACATCCGTCACATCGATGGTCGTTTCGGACGCGCCAATGCCATCGTCGTTTTGCACGCTGTCCAGGCTATTTGCCCAGGCCATATCATAGCGTGGTGCATACCCCCAGAGGCCTGTGATCTGAATAACCTGTTCACGTCTCCCCCCGTCTCCTGTTAACCAGCGTTCGGAATTGATCAGGCGCACGCCATTCTTTGGATACAGATTCGCCGGTTCCAGCAGGTAGTCGCTGCTGCTGATCGTTTGACCGTCGCCGTTGATAACCTGCTCGATTTCCAGCATGTCGTCATCCAGGCGCAGCAGTCCGGCGCCGATATCCGTAGCGGCATTCATCTGGTCAACGATCCATTCGGCTGAGTACGCGCCAAACGGGTTTGCCCTCCTGACCGGATAGTCGTACCGTCGCGTTTCCCGGCGCACATCGCACCGCCGCCGGCGATCGATGTACATGGACGCGCTACGCAGCATAGATCGTATCAACGCCGAATCGCTGGAAACCTGCGTGCTGGTCAGAGCAGCATACCGCTGCACGTCCGAGATCGTCGCATAATACATTATTGCGCTCCTGGCCGGGGAATTGCTCCCCCGGCCCAATTCGCATCAATATCCAACCTGGATAACAGTATTGACCTGGGTGGGCGGCAGATGGCGCCCCTTGCCCAGGATGAACGCTACAGCCACAAGGCCGCCGTCCGCGCTGCCGGCAGTCGCCACGGCGCGCACATAGCGCTCGACCTCTGACAGATTGACATCCATCAGGTAGGGTTCTCCGTCGCCAGCGGCGAGGATTGCGCCGGTCGTTGCCCCAGTGATATCTGCCCAATCAGAATTGTTGGCGGAATCCTGGAGCTTCACCGTCAGCGATTTGTTCGCAGCGTCAACGATCGCACCGATCTCGATGTCGACCAGCAGCGTTTCATACCCGGAGCAGTCTACGCTACTGCCGTTCACGCTGCCAGATGCAATCGCCTGCGGTGCGACGACCTGCTTAACCAAGAAATTTTCTGATAAGTTACCGTACATGCATCACCTCGTTACGATGCCGCAATTTCCATCACGGCAAACTTCCATTCTTCGCCGACCTGCCCGCCCAGCCTGCGGCGGAAGATCATCCGCACCAAATCCTGCTCTGCCAGCGTTGTCTCGTCGCGCACCAGCGACATGCCAATACGATCGGCGATCTTGTAGCCTGTCCGGTCGCCAAACACCACCGGGAAAGCGCCGGAACCGACATCCGGCATCGCTTCATCGTATGCAACCGGATATCCCAACAGCCGATCCGGCTGGCCTTCCTGGAGCGATGGCTGCCAGAATTTGCGATGCTCTGCATCCTCCAGCAGCGCGATGGCGGCGGCGGTAGAGTCGTTCATCAGCCACACAGAGCGCGAACGATATTGCGCCGCCACTGCATGGCGCGTGCGGATCAGGCCGTCGACGGTGATGGCGGACGCGGACCCGGACGCAACCCGGGCCAGGCTGTGCTTGTTCGCGGAGCCAGGCAGAATCCCCTCCGGTTTTTTGATCCCGTCGCCGATCGTGAACTGAGTATCCTCATCCACGCCGAATTCCTGGCTGGCCCACTCGCTGATTTTATTGGTCAGCGGATAGGCCGAATCTTCCATGAGTGCCTTGGGGATATACACGGTACACAGCACGATATGCACCGGCGTCTTCTCGATGCCAAACGTCGGGGCCGTTTTGGCCTGCCCATCGGTTGGACTGTCGCCAACCCAGGTCACGCGCATTGCAGACACATGGCGCTTATCGCCGCCGGTCACTTTCAGCCGGGTCATCACGTCGCGGGATGTCGGCGCAGCATCAGCCCCGGGGCGAATCGCAGTCATACCAGGCAGGCGCTCCAGCATATCCAGGCGCACGTCCTCGGGCACCATGTACCCGCCCAGACTCTCGACGGCCTCATTGAGATCCGCGCGCAGAGCGGACACGTCCACGCCCTCCAGGATGGCGCTCTTGAGCTGGCCCGGAGTCAGCACCACCATGCGCAGCGCACGCTGGCCGGCAGCGTCCAGACGATCGGGGCCGAACCGCAGCATCCGGCCGAATGCCTGGTGCTGCTCGTGGCGTACGACCTGGTAGCGATCGACGCCATACAGGTCATTGGACACCGCACGAACTGCGGGCTCCAGTTCGCCGAAGCGCAACATGGCAGCAGCACGCAACGGCTCAGCTGCCGGCTGGCCGCCTTGATTTCCGCCCTGATTGCCCACCGGAGCGAACTGGTACGGTGGCCGGGCTGCCCGGGCTGCCGGGGCGCTATCTGCTTGCGAAATACCCAATTGCTGCATGGCCGAAGTGATTGCAGCAGCCAACTGCTGATTATTCGCCGCCCTCATGCCCTCGCCTTCGGCCGGCGCCGTTTCGCCATTCTCCTGGTTCGCCTGCGGCGCTGCGCCGGTGAGGCCAACCAGTTCCAGGATGGCGCCGATCTGAGCGTACTGTTCATCGGTCAGACCGGGTACAAGTTGCTTGATCTTTTCGAGCAAATTCATGTGTTCATCTCCTTGCAAAACTGAAACGGCCCTGAGCCATGCCGGCCCGCTACGCCCCGGCGCCCAAAACGCACGATCAAGACCGATTAACGACCGTAACGACACAACAGGCAGCGACCGCAGCGGTTGCACAACGGTGCGCGGCTCCATTGGCGTGGGGGTCAGCGACCCCTCAACGATTGGCCAGGTGGTAATTTCCCCGCTTGATTTTTGCTCAACCATGTGCGGCGCAGATCCGGACGACAAGCCCAGCTTGCCGGCCTGGGACAGCAGAAATATTGCGCGCTCGTATGCATCTCGCATATCCAATTGGGTTTCGACCCACAGCCCGACGCTGTCGAGGCCTTTGCGCTCCCATCCGGCGCCCAGCGATCTGCGCCCGATCTCTGGATCCAAACCGTGATGGTAGAGCACCGGGCGCCGTTCTGCGCCGCTCCAGTAGAACTTTGTGCTGGGGGTAAAAAATGTGTTCGCCAGATCTTCGCCTCCAAACACCACCAGGTGACCGCCAATGCGGCCCGCTCCAGTGGCCTTCAGCGCCCCGCCAAACGACACAAATAAATCATCGGCCATACTCACTCCTTAATCGCGTTGGTAATATCAATCATGGCGTCATGGAAGATCTCGTTGATTTGATCTTCCAGTTCATCCATGATTTGCTGGAGCGATCTCCAGCCACGGCGTCCATGCGCGCGCCATTGGCGCCGACCCTGTACGACATCCGCATAGGATGCTTTTGTCCCGACCGCACCCTCGACGCCCGAATCGCTTTTCTGCGTCTCAACCGTCCAGGATTTTCCGAGCGCCTCGGACGATGGCCGCAGTTTATACCCGACCACCTTTGAATAGCCGCGCTTGGCTTTAATAACCCTGCGCGTGGATCCAAACACCGGCTTGTCCCGACTCCCCTCTTCGTACCCGGCCAATGTCCCCCACTTGCGCAGCGTTTCGCTTTGCATCAACGGATACCACCACCCGCGGCCGCGCTCGTAATACCCCATTGGTCGCCGCGTCCGCAGCGAGAACCTGCCTGGCTGGTTCGCTTCGCTGGCCGGTGGATACGATGCCACCTCACTCTGGATCAGCCGCAGCGCAGCCAGCATATACCGGTCAAAGATCGGCATGGCCACGTCCGGCGCCGCGTCCAATGCTGCCAGCAGTTCGTCGAATCCGTCCAGGATCAAAACATCGCTCACACATACCTCGCAAATAAAAAAAACGGCGCTCGGAAAACGCAGCACGTTCTTACGTGCCTTGCGCTTTCCGAGCGCCGCTGTACACAGCCTGTTGCGCCCGCTCCCGCTCTGGCCCTTTTTGCTGCGCCGGCCTTCCGAACGCCGCTATCCTGACCAGATTAGATTCCAGCTATAAAAAGATTTTAGCACATTATCCCAGCTTTGCAATCACCTGTTTATTCTGCTCCCTGAGAGCCAACAATCGATTGTACTCTGCCCGCTGTTCTGGCGTCATTGCTTCATCGCGGATTTTATCTAGCAGCGCCAGCGTTGTCGGGACGGTATCCACCACAAAACAGATTTGATCCAGCGAATCCCACTGGTCAATATTTTGGACAGCGTCAGGCAGCAGGACATCAAAAAAAACTCGCACACTCTCAAGAAAATCTGCGACCATCGATTCGGTAATCAACGCAACCACCTTTGATTCGTGCCCAAATTCAGATTAGTAAAATCGCTGAACTGATACCCTGAAACGATCATACCATGATCGGCAGAATATACAACAATCATATTTTTTTCTGAGCCTTTCTCTGTATACGGACTCGATCCGATGAACGCGACCATATTTCCGCCCCTGCGCTCGTACAACAGCATTTTAACATCGTCTCGTTTGGCGAATGTTTGCAGGTCGTTTAAATACGATTCCGGGCTGGTGGTGATTGGCCACTGGCGTTGCTGGATACGTTTTGCCAGATGGATGTAGATCGACTGATCACGTTCGCCGATCACATGGCCACCAGGTAGCTGCGTTCCAGTCAGATCGGATGGCACATTTGCTTCTTTACGATAGAATGGCGCATTGGCGGCGCGGTTCTGTATCATAACAGCATCCTCGATAGATGGTGTTCTGCTGCCGGCGACGATCTGCCGGATGCGCCGATCTATCAAGTTAAGATTGCGCCTCTTCTCGTTATTCGCCGTTATATTGGATCTGTCTACTACTGGCGTTACCCAACAGCGGCAGTTTGGATGTGCCGGCGGCTTGGTGACATCCTGGCCACGCACAGACACAAACGGCTGGCCAATCCTGCGCACCTGGTTGTTTAATCGACCGCAAATCGGGCACACCAGTTCATCGCGGTTGGTGCGCCAGCGCCATTCTGTGATCCCTTCGGATTGATACGCCATCTCTTCGCCGCTCGAATAGGCCCTGGTAATCTCCGTCGTAGCAATCACACTGGCGCGCTTCGGCCCAAAGTATGGCGTCAGGCTGGCTTGCAGATCCCCGATTGTCCCCCCGGGTTTGCTGATCCAGTCGTCCAGCGCCTGGCCAACCACACGCTCATTGGTTGTGCCCAGCGTACGCAGCAGATCGTCGGTGTACTGCCTGGCCCATAGCGCAGCCTGTGCATTTGCCAGGTCTGGGTCGAACACAAACCTGGCCTTATCGGACGCCTGGCGCATGGCGTCCACTGTAGCCCGCGTCAGAATGGGCAGCAGCACAGCCTCCAGTCTGCGGCGCTCTGCCTCCCAGAATTCAGCCGGCAGCCGCATCGACGCCCTCCGTAACGCGGTCCAATAGACCGGACAAATAATCCTCTAGCGCAGCCTGTAATTCAGACTGAGATTTGGATTTCTCTTCCGTATGCGGATCGTCGCCGCTCAAGACGCCATCGAAAATTGCTTTGACAGCATCCAGAGATTGCGCGCTGGCCAGGGCGGTCTCGATCCTGGATCGCACCGCGGCGGGGATATGGTCGCTGACGAAGGTCGCTGCTGCATCTCCCGACCGGCTCCAGCGCCGGACGGCCTTATCGCGCCATAGGCGGATATCTGATAGCGCCGCAGCCTGTAACGCCGGGTATCCCGCGGCCGGCCCAACCAGGGACGCCGGCTGAACGCCGAAAATCCCGCCAATGCCGGCCGCAGCCGCTGGCTGTCTGCCCGCCGGCGATTTCCCCGCGCCGTCAGGTAATGCCGGCAGTTGCCAGTAGCGCTGGCGCACCTCATCAACCGTGAGATACGGCCCGGCCTGGGAAACCTCTTGCAATTCCATTGCCCGATTGGTTACCCGGATGTCCTTGAACGCTGCTTCCTGGTTGCGACCGTACCGCGGTACAACCCATTGCGCCGTTAGTTGCTCCGCCAGCAGGCACAGCAGTGGCCAGATGGTTTTATCCTTAAAGTTCTTTTCTGCCACCGTTGCGTTGGCCTCGGTGGCGTTCTTGTCCATCATTCCACCTGGTATGCCATAGATCACAAAGATTTCATCCTTCGTGAACTGCCTGCCGGCGAGGAAATCCATGTCCTTCGGATTCCAACCGAGCAATACCGCGCTGATTGCATCACCGGCGGTCACCAGCGTACGCCGGCCAATGGCGCCATATTCGGCTCGCAAGTCTTGTTTCAGCATTTCGATATCGGCCCGGGCGCCCTCCGGGTCGCCGGCCTCATCCGACTTGATATTGATAATCGCGCTGGGCATGACGTTGTCACGACCGAAGAACGCTCCATTCCATACCGCCATTGCAGTGTCCGAATCGCTGGGCAGCATGGCGGCGACCAGCGGGGATAACCCCCGGAAAATATCAAACGGATTCGGCAGCATGAAGTGAATCACGTTCTCGGCCGGAATATGGTATTCGCGGCCGTTCACGGTATACCGGAAATAATCCACAAACCGGTCTCCATCGCCAGGCATGACCTCAACATCTCTCGATGGCAGCGGCCAGATCTCGACCACATTACCGCCAACGTCTACCAGCGTAAACCAGTAGGCGTCTCCGGACAATTCCAGCCACATGGCCGTATATTGCCAGAGGAACGATCTACCGATATACGGATTCGGCCGGCGCAGCACGCGCTCAACTGGATGGTTACGCACGGCGACCGGGTCAGAATCGGCGTCAGATTGCTCGATCACGCCCAATTCCGCCGCGCTGATCTCCCGCGCAATCATCTGCACAGCAGCATACACCCAACTGTTCTGCATTGCCCGGCGCTGAGCGCCGCGGCTGGTGCTGTCTCCACCAGTCCATTTCGAACTCTCGGCCCAGCCGCCCAGGAATCCGGGCCGTCGCGGCCCGGCGACGCCGCGCTGAAACGACGCCAACGTTTTACCAAACTTAAATGCGACATCCTCAATCCAGCTCATATTTACCTGCCTTATGCCATGCCGGAGTACAGCCGCCGACCGCTGCGTACCCGGTTCAGCCATCCGATGATATACCGTTCTGCATCCAGGAAATGATACATCTCCTTATCCTCGATGCCCTCTATGGGCTCGCCGCCGGCGTCCAGCGGCCGGCTGTAAGACGCCTTCTGCGCCAGGTAGCCGGCGCAATCCGAGAAAACCATGATCTCGTTGCGTGTGTGCGCCCCGTAAACCCGATTGATCCCGACCTCCACGTCGGGTTGGTCGGGCTTGCGAACCGGTAAACCCGCCCGGGCGAACTCCAGCCGCCATTGACCCTCGGAGGCGGCGCCACCAACGCAAAACGGTCTGCCGGGTTCTCCCTTCAGCAGCGCAGCGGCATGCTCTGCTGCCGTCCGGTTGCCCGCCAGATATTCCCGATACAGATACAGCCGGTTTGTGCCAGGCTCCGCCGCAAAAAACACGCCGGCAGTATTGACTCCGCCAAAATCCAGACCCAGGTACCGGTTCCACTCTGGCGGTATATCGAAGCGCGGACAGGTATGCATCTCCGGCGAGAACGAATCGTAGATCAGGCCGGCCGGCCTCGCGAACTGCGCCAGATAAAAAAGCTGAAACTTCCACGGCGGCAACTCGCGCCGCGCTCGCTCGAACTCCGCCCGCGGAAAACGCGGGTTCATCGTCGATGCAAAGCTGATCACCTCGATATCCTGGCTGACGCCGGCCCGCCAGGGGTCGTATATACGCTGCTTCAACCAGCCCAGATCGTATGGCGTCGTGGTGATCAGCGTACGGCCCTGATAAATGCTCAAACGACGCTGAATCGCTTCCCAGGATCCCAGCTGGAACTTGCGCTGTCCTGCTTCGTCCAGCCAGGCGGCTTTGGCCGTCGCGCTCTCCAGGCTGTCCGGATCCTGCGCATGGCCGAAAAAACACGGTGGTGGGGGTGACTCCGTCCCACCGGTCGCCGAACATGCGGCTACTGCCGTCCCGCGAGAAAACAAACTTCCGTACTGGCGATGACACATAGCGCCCCAGTTGCAGACGATCTTCAAACAGCCTGCGGAACTCTGGCAATGCCTTCAGCTCCAACAACGGGAAGGTCGGCGTCACCACCAGGTAATCGCCCGGGCCACGCAGCTGCACCTCGCGCCATAACCAGACCGGCCCGAACGTCGTTTTCCCCCCCTGCGTGCCGCTCAGAATGGCCACGAACCTGGCCTGCGACTGCCAGGCGCGCCACTGGCCAGGGTGCAAATAGAACCGCAGCTTGCCGGCCTGCGTAATCTCGACCAGGTCATGCATCGCCGCCATCCTCCACGCTCTCCGGTTTAACAATCTCGATGCCGATCACCGGAACAGGCTTTCCGCCCGCCCCGCTGAGCTCCCGCCGTTCCAGCAGCAGACCGTGGTTCTTCGCCAGCAGTTCCAGCGCCGCCTGCGCATCGTGGAATTCGAGCACTGGCCGACCGTCGCGAGTATACGAGATTTTTTTGACCAGGTGACTGTGCTCCTTGAGATACGCCCAGTTGACGCCGGTCATGGTCACCGTACCATCGTCGCCGATCTCGTAGGTGAAAAACTCGGCCGGCGCCAGCCGGGCCTGAGCTGTCAACCGCTCGATAACCTCGTTTGCCGGCATAGCCCGCTCGGCCATGCGGGCCTCAATTGCAGCCCGAACACCAACATTAACCAACATTCGCGGCCCCTGCACATCTGGGTGAGCATACCCAACCCGCCGCGCCGCCTCTGTGGCGTTCCAGGTTTCCAGGTATGCCTCGATGAACAACCGCTGGCGATTGGTCAGTTTAGCCATGCGACGCATCCTCTTCGCCATCCGGATGCCAGTTGTCCGGCTTCCACACCGGAGTTTCCTGAAGATCGGCGAGCTGCTCAATCAATTGGTTGATGCCCCCCATCAGGTAATCGATGCGATTGGCGAAGCTGCGCAGCCGGCGATCCAGGCGCGCAATCCGCTTCTCCTGTTGTGCTACCCGATCGGTCAGCGCTGCGATTTGTTGGATCAGGCTCTGCACAGTATTGGTCTGCGCCGTGGCCAGCGTAGACGCCGCGCCAACGATCGCGCCGACTGCCTCGCCCTGCTCGTGATCGGCGACGGCTTCCACCTGGCGCACCTCAGCCGGCCGCTTACGCCAATCTCGCCAGACCAGCACAATCTGCAAGATGGCCAGGAGCGTCGGCGCGATATATGGGATGATAACGTCTGCATTCATAGGCACGTCCGGCAATCTTTCCCGGCGCAGTTTGCCGGGGCGTTGAAGAACGCCCCGGCTGCCAGAGAGAACAATAACGTCGTGATTGCCGGGCGCACATACATCTGACCGAACAGGATTGGGTCGCTGTCCAATACCATGCCCACAACAACCAGCAGATACAGGCCGGCGACATATAACATCGCCAGTCCATTGGTCAGTTTGATCCAGCGCCAGCGTGATCTACAGCGCACGAAGTACCGCAGATTGAGCACAAACCCGGCCAGGCCCAGCGCTATATTTAACAGCGATAGAGCCGTGGCCAGTGTCATTGTGAATACGATTTCCCGACCAGCGGAATACCACGCGCCAGCGAATGAGTTGCCTTGCTGCCGAACATTTGCAGCGCCCAGGCCATCGCCAGCGATGCGATTTGTACCAGACCGCTCACCTGACTATCGAGGGCCTGAATATCATACGATGGGCTGTACACTCGCAGCGCCAGCAGGCCGGCCAGCAGCAAAAGATTCAGGCCAGCGCTCCAATTCTGCGCCTGCCCATCCCGCACCAGGCCAAACGATTTCCCGATATTGACCAGGAGCGCGATCAACGCGCCGAAACCAAACAGACTGCCGGCCCGGGCAATCAGACCATCCAGACCGCCATCATTCGATGTTTCGGCCGAAACACCTGGCTGCTCTGGCGTTTCAGCCTGCGCCAGCGCCGGAACGACAAATGCAGACGCGAACACGACGACCAGTGAGAACACGGTCAACACGATACAGGTACTGCGCAAAAAGCTCTTCACAACAAACCTCCTGATGTGGAAAACAAAAAACCCGGAGCAAACCCATCGTCATCAGATGAGTTATGCTCCGGGATCTATGCCTCGCTGAGCGGATTTTCTTAGATTATACGCTCATGCTGCGCGCCTTTCAATGGCGGGTTTCTCGCGGACGACCCTGGTCATGGACTGTGAGACTTTGTCAACACGCCCCCCCTTCAGTTCGAGCTGTACCGATCCCCAGCCGCTATACTCGTGCACTGCCAGTAATGCTTCGGCTAATTCCTGTAGCTCTACCGGCGTCAGCAACCTGCTCAACAGATCTATCGCATCCGCCATAAAACCATCCTGGAATCATTATAGCACGTGCGTTCCACGAACAGAATCCCTATTTAACCGGGCAAAAAAAATCAACGTGCGCCGGCGCCAACTGGTTGCCGCTTGCCGCATGGGGCATGATGTACCCAGCGCTCGCCGATCCTGCGCCACTTCGGAGCGCCGCACCAGGTACAGACGCAGGTGCAGTCACGGTACAATTTTCCACACAGCACACACCGGCGCTGATTTTCCGGGACATGTTCAACAATCATAGCGGATCGCCGGCCTGACAATCTTGCGTGTCGAGGTGCGCCCCCGTTGCTGGCTCCGCAGCCGATTCCAACGTCCAGTGTTCCCCGGACTGGATCACCCGCATACGACCGTTCACCTTGCTGCGCACGAATTGTCCAGGCTGCACGCTGGCGCCTGCCCTGCCCTGCCCCATCAGCAGCATCCGCATCTGCATGTTGCTCAGATACACCCCCGTCCGCTCGCTCCCTGGGAGGGCCACCCAGTACACCATCCCTGCCGGCCAGTCCCCCGGCAGAAAAGGGAAGTTGCCTGGTTGCGCACCTCCTGCCGGATCGCCTGTTTCCGCGTTTGCGTCAGATGACGATTCTGCACGATCTTCCACCACGGGTTGAGCGGCCGCTTGCCGCCCGCCCCTCTTACGTTGCGCCACGGCCTTTGCATCCCGGCGCCACTTCTCACGCTGGCATTCCGGGTTCTCACAGAGAAGCTTGCGCCGCGCCGTCAGCGGCGTCCCACATACTACACACCGTTTATCTTTGGCCGTCTCATCCGTTTTTACTGGTGTTTCGATCGAAACACCGGTCTTATCAGGTGCCTGTGTTTCGATCGAAACGCTCGCAGTCGGCGAGAAGATCGATGCGTCGGCGCCAGCGACAGGGTATTGGATCTCGCCCGGAAACATGCACGCCAGACTGCGCAGCACCCCGGCCACCGGCCCACTATCGTCAATGCGCAGCCTGCGCAAACGAACCTCGGTCGCGCTCATATCGATATTGGCCGCCTCGCAGATGCGGCTGATCGATTGCTCCAGGGCTTCCTGGTTTGCTCCCATCAGTAGAATATCCATGTCATAACTCCATCAGTTCTGTGTCGTTCTCATCCAGAGATGGCGTAACCTCCCAACCGCAGTGCGGACAGCAGGTCATCTCGTGTGGGATAATCTCGCCGCACAGATCGCAGGTGTAACCGTCTGCCGGCTCCTCAGACCAAATTTCTGACAGTGTCATACCATCCTCCCCTTCGTAGGACTCTTGATCTTGCACTGTTTCGATCGCAACACCTGGCGTTTCTGGCTGCACAGACACCGCCAGAGCTTCAGCCATCGACGCCGGCGTATCCGCATCATCGTCCTCGAACGGGTCTAATCCGGATTCGATCAACAGCCGGTTATACGTGTTCCTCGCGCTCAACATAGTGCCGCCATCGTCCGGGTTATACACGTGGCGAGCCAACGCGCCGGCAATCCAGCGCCATAAATCATCTACCAGGTCAATCCGGCTTCCATCCCGCCAGTTATCTGGCGGTTTCGCCGCTGACCGCGCCGAATAATGCACCTGACAGGCGACGCTCCACCAGGTCATCGGGTTGAACTCGCGCATACCCTTCGCCAGGCGATTGGTTGCATCTTCGTACATCGCCCGGATTTCGGCCAGTTCTTGCCGCCGCGCCTCGCGCAGCTGCCGATTCTGCTCTTTGAGATACTCTTCGCTGATCTGAACCGAAGCCTGCTGTTCGACCGAGTGTCCGCCATCGATCTCGTTTGTAGCGCCGCTGGCTGCATCCATTTCCCGGCTGATCGGCGCCGGGGCAGGCGCCACAATATTCATGCCGGCATCGGATGCCTTCTGACAGGTGCATACGTTATGACGCCGGCAGACAATGCGGGCATGCTCAAAACCCTCTGCCTTTAACGTATCCCCGTCAGACGCACTGGCATCTCCCAGCCATACCAGCACCAGATTCGGACACCGCCCCGCCCGGGCATGTTCCAGGGCTTCGTGGGGCTCCGATTTCCACGAAGCGAATGTCGTGTACGCCGTGCTGTACCGGTCAAAAATCTTATCCTCGCTGGCCACCGGAATGCCGCTGATCTCGCTGGCCTGCTCCAGATAACGCAGGATATACGCCCTACGTTTGGCATGATAGCACTTGGACGCCAGGCAGAAAATTTTGTTGCCAGAGCGCAACAGATTCGGGCAGCCCTTGCACGGCCCCAGGACACCGTCGCCGGTCAGCGTATTATCGTCATGCTTCCACAACGTCCCAGATGTGATATCTTTGCCAAAGATCAGCGGAATTTGGCCGACCCGTTTCAGGCACCCATCGCCGGTATCCTCCCCGCTCAACGCATCCTGCAGAATGGCAGATGGTTTGATATCTCTGTCCCAGTGACCCTCTGCCTTGTCGCGCAGTTCTGCCGGCAGATCGACGAGCGCCAATAGCGCCCGCACAGCAGATTCGTTCACGTTCGGGCTAACCTGCTCCTGAATATCCGCAGGCAGTTCCAGCAAACGAATCTTGCCGCGCACGGTGCTGCCAGATACCCCAAACAGCGCACCAACCTCTTCCGATGTGCGGTTGAATTCCTGTTGATAACGCTGCATGGCCCGCGCCTCTTCCAGCACGGTCAGATTCTTGCGGGCGATGTTTTCCCCCACCGCCCAGCGGAACATCTGTTCTTTTTCGATGTCCTGCACATTGACCGTCATACGCTCGAAACCACGGTTGCCGGTGTCACGCAAAAACTCAAACGCCGCCAACCGGCTGTGACCGAAGGCCAGCTGCACCCGGCAGCCACTGGCAAAGATATCGTCCCACAGCCGGTTAGAATCTGCGGTGATCGCCTTCGCGCCAGCGCGGGAAAACGTCTCCAACACCGAGACCGGCCACCAGCCGTTGGCGTCGCCGGATACCAGCCGCCCGGCCGGCGCCTGCATCAGACCATTTTCGCCGATGCTCATGGCCAGCGCCTTGATGTGCTCCGGGTTCTCGCTCGTGCGCGGCTGATACGGATTCGCAATGATGAATTCCAGCGGTACCTCAACCAACATATTACACCTCGCTTTCCCCCTGAGGGATGCACACATCCCCCAGGCGACCAAATGCTGTCCGCAAATCCTGACGCTGCAATACCCTGCCAGACAATTGCGATATCCAGCGGATAAACTCTTCCGCATCCTGTCGGGTCTGGAACTGAATAGCGATCCGCCCGTCAATGCTCACGGCCCAGTCCCGGGGCCCAATCGGTATGATCTTGATTTCGTCAAATTCCATATCGCACCTGGTTGTCTATCCAGACTCACGGCATACAGACCAGACCACCCAACCTTCAATCGCGATATGGCGCTGTACCAGGTGCACGTGCACCCAGCGCACGCCGTTCACGCCGGCCTCCAGACCGGTCAATGTCGCCTGCTCTCCCGTCGCAGCGCTGCCAACGACCAGCCCGGAAGCCGGGCCAGACAGCAGCAGCACATCCCCGCGGCCGCGGCTGTCTATCGTACAGGAACGCAGGGGGTCTGCGGTAGCCGTTCTCTGGCGTTGCAGTAGATCGTCCCATTCTGCCGGCGTCATTGTACTGACCTCTGGTGTAGTCAGCGCCCCGGCCTGAACCGGGGCGCTGCAACCGCTGCACACAGAGAGCACACAACAAGCCGCCATCAGCACAATGACCGTGGCTGCAATACTGGCTGCCTTATGAGACAAATTGAATGTCCGCAATGGATGTGTGCGCCGCCTGCTCATTTACCCACCTCCGCATCTGTTCCAAACCAACATGCTCACGCTCCAGCATCTCGGCCAGCGTCAGCGTCTGCCGGCCGCTCGCCCCACCGTCCTGCCCGGACTCCTTACGCCACAGCCACGCCAGACGTTGCAGCGCCGGCCTGACCGGCCGGATATCGCCGACGTATACGCGCCGGATCTCCAGATCGAACACCAGGCATTGCCGCGCCGGATTTTCCGATCCGCCCAGATCATACCGGCGAAATACCGGATCATATCCCAGATAGGTCAGGTACGGGCGCCAGCAGCCATCCTGGCAGATCACGCCATCCCATAGCACGAGTTTGTCTCCCGCCCACTCCCACCACGCCGCCAGATAGCGGCGCGGGTACCAGTATCCGAAGGACGCCTCCAGGCAGTCTGGCACCAACAGGTCTAACGGCTCCAGCACCTGCATCAGAGCATCAATGTCCGGCAACATTCTCGCCCCCTCCCTGTCCCCGTTGGACCGTGTCCCGCCCCGGCAGATCGCCGTCTGCCATGCCCGCCGCACGCATCTGCACCAGCGCTTCCAACGCCCGCCGTTCGGCTTCCAGGCCCTGGATACGCGCCGCCGCAAACAGCTTATCCTCGGTCAGCGCCGCCAGCCGCTGGGTCATCTCTGCCATCTGGCCATCCGTAGCAAAGGTGATCTCCTGCGCCGTGCGGCGCTTATCCTCGCTGCTCCCCGGCCACCCCTCCGGCGGGGTAATCATCCGCTTGCGCCCGGCAATCAGCCGCTCTTCGTCCAGAATGGCGGCAGTCAACGCCGCCATTTCTTCGTACGCTGCGGCCAGGTCTGCCGCCACAGCCAAAAATCGATTCGCACTCATGCAGCACCTCCTTCAACCGGCAACTCCAATTGTCCATTTTCCACTTGCGCCGCCCGGTACACAGCCCGGGCCTCAATCGCCGACTCTTCGCTCGGATGCCATTCCCCTCCGGTATCCTGGTACGGCCGGATCCAACCCTTGAGCATCGCCAGCACCATCTCATCCGGGACATCCCGCATGTGGCCGTGACCGGTCAGGTATTTCAGCACCGTGTACCGCGCCCCGTCCAGTGCAACTGCATCCTGCGATGGCGCCCAGAGCGCACGGTTCAACAGACCGATCAACCCGCCGCGCTGCGTACCGGTCGCACGCTGCCCGGCCATCCGCTGCGCAGCCAGTTGCAGCCGGCGCCTCAACACCCCCGGGCCGTAGGGCCTGGCGTCCGGCATCCCTTCCACCGGCGGCGGCACCTGGGCAGGTGTTTCGATCGAAACACCCGACGCCGCCGGCGCATCGATCACGCCGTCGCCTTCCTCCGGGTCGTCATCGTCATCCTCTTCCGGGTTCGGCGCTCCAACCCCCAGGGGCGGGGTCATCACCGGCGTGCTGCCACCCGCAGCCGGCAGCGCCGGCAGGGTCGTACCGCTGTCCAGCCCAGACCGCAACCTGTCCATCCGGTCGGCCACCCAGGCCGGATCGATCTCGATGTAGACCAGCCACTTGGAGGTCATGGTCACCGTCCCGTCGTCGTGCGACCAGGGAATATCGGTCGCCTTGCGATAGATCATGATCGGGATGCCGCCGCAATTCCCGCCGCTCAGCACGTCGGCAAACGCCTGGATGGCCGCCAGATTGCCCTCCCAGTTCACACAGTCATAGAAGGACGTCGTCTTCAAGATAAAATGCACCAGCCGCACAGATCCGGGCCGAATCGTGTACGGCAGCACCAGTTTCAGCCGGCCATGCGGTTTGAACTTGAGCACATACGGCTTGCCGTTGCGCTCGTAGCTGATCGTGTCCCCTGGGGCCCACGGCTTGTATGGCTCCCCGTTGCGCACCAGGTACTCGCCCGTCAACGGATCGCGCAGCGTCAGGTAATGATCCCCGTCCGCCTGGGCAACCATACGGCCATTCATGTACGCCTCGTTGTGCGCCCGCAGGCAGTCCTGCGCCCGCCGGAACGGCAGAATGGCGCTGATAATCTCCGGCTCCAGCGAGCCGTACGCCTGAATGAACCCGTCTCTCAGGTCATCCGTACCCGGATGGAACGCCACCCGGAAGCGCCCGCCCAGGTCTGGCCCAACGACATCAATATCCCGGCCATCCCGCTTAACCCGGCGCTTCGCTTCGCCCTTGCAGATCTTCGCGACCGTTGGAAACAACAATTCCTGTTGTAGCGTTTTGATGATTGGCATGGTTTCCTCCTAGAACCCCAGTTCGCTCAAAATCTGTTTCTCGCTCTTCGGCGCCGGCGCCGGCAGCAGGCCGGCCTCGGTCAACACCTGGCGCACTTCCCGCTCTTCGGCTGCCCCCTCCACCCGGCGCAGTTCCACCGTGCTCTTACGCACGAACCCGTTGCACGGGCAGCCCTCGGTGGTGCAGCGCACGTCCGTTTTGCCGCTGGCCCGATCATTCACCCCCACCAGGTGGCCAAAGCAGTCCGAACACACATACCGGCGCACCGTCCGTTCTGCATCCTCATGATCCAGTTTCATACCCGCCCCTCCAGTCGCTCGCTCAGCGCACACTCCGTGCACAACACATCATTTGCCGGCGCCGGCCGGCTGTGACAGCACAGGCACACCGTGCGCTCTTCCGGCTCAAACTGCCCGCTGGGGTCTACCACAACCATCACCGGTGTGGTACAATACCCCATGACGTTAGAGATTTTCCGCCGGCCTGCTCGTAACAGGACGGCGGAACGATTTAAACCGCTCATAGACGCCTCCATCGATCGATTAGATTTGAAAATATGTTCTATTATTGCAATAAATTCGAAGGCCCCGGCAAAAACCGGGGCCTTCTTACAGGGGAGGAGGGAGGAGAAATACCCGCGCTCGGGCGTGTGGATCGGCCGGGACTCGAACCCGGATCGTCGAAATGCAAATCCGACGTGCTCCCATTACACCACCGACCCATTGACCCGCCGTGACCGGCGGCGGGTCTGCCATCCGCACACTGGGTGCTGCCGTCTCTCCGGCATGCCGCGCCATATTCTTAGCCCAGATTTCAGCGTTCGGGCCGTGCCGGTCTCTCCCGGCTGTCACGACAGGTTTGGCCGTCGTTCGCCGCCAGCCATAGGGCTGCCGGCAACTACCTGAAAACATCATAAAAATGACCGCGCCGCCGATCATCTCGTTGCTGAATACCCATCCCGAACGGCGCAGCCTGATTCGCAATTTCACCACGTCCAGCCTCCAGGCTTCCTGTGCGAGCCGTCGCCGCTCGGGCGAGGGTCAGGTCAGGCGTAGTGAGGATGTACACGGGCCGGCGCTGGTTCACACAGCCCCTCGGGGTTCGTCTGCCCCCGGGCCCGCGATTGTCAATGTTCTGGGGTCTCTTCGTGCGGCACGCCGTACAGGCTGCGCACCATTGCCTGCTGGCCGCCCGCCAGCCAGGCCGCATACTGTCCGCTGTTCCGGCTCAGTTTCCCGGCCAACTGCCGGCGAGCCTCTTCGATGTCGCCCGCCAGCGCCGATACCACCGGCAGGATCGGGCGATCATTGATCGCTGCAATCCAGATGCGGCGGGTGGGGTAGCTGGCGGGGGGTTGGTAGGCGGTCATTTTTCGAATCGCAAATCGTATACTTGAAAAGGTATCTTTTTATAACTACCAAATATGATACAACTTTATCGCGCGCTTGTCAATAATATTCGATAGCAAAAATAGGATTGATTTTTGGTATAAAGCGTGTATACTTATATGCATGAGTGAACAAACAGCTTATGACATCATGAATCCCAATCAACTGGAGGTGAAAGTGGGCGCGCTGGTTTCTCGTGTGCCCGAACTCCTGGCAGCACGTGGTTGGAGCGCACTGGATTTAGTACGCAGAGGATTGACGTACAATACAGCCTATCGCATTGCACGGGGGGATACTGATGTGACAGCGAAAACGCTGTGCCAGCTCGTTGATATTTTCGAGCTAGAGTCAATCAGCCAGGTATTAGTTTACTTGCGCGACAACAAGCAGGAGACGGGTAAATAACGAGAAACCCCCAGCGCCTAATGCACTAGGGGTTCGTCGTTTTGCTGCTATGCGAGCTATCGTATCAACCGTCCGGCCAGCTTGCCGGCAACGCCGGGCGGAATCTACCAACAGAAGGAGGTATGTCTTAATGCCCTGGCGGGCATCTTTATCAGGGCCTCTTCGGCGGGGGCGGCGTTCCGTCCCAGGTGCGAATCGAAGTCCTGTCCGGCCCACGGGTCGGGGGCGGCGTTTGCGGTTGTGGCTTTGGCGCAGGCTGCTGCGGTTGCGATGATGGTTTCGATTTAGTCTTCAAGGTGCACTCACTCATCTGTCTCATAGGAGTTCCTCGTGAATAATCCATCCAGACCCAATCAAGACGATGTGCTCGCCGCCATGCATGCGGCGGTGGATGAGGGCCGCCGTTTCCTGGACGAATCTGACCACAGCATGAACGCCTTGCGCGATATGGCAAAAACTTTGTTCATCACTGCCTGTACGGTCATTCCGGCCATCATTACGCTTCGCCAATCCGTATTCTTAATGTCCTATCAACCAATCCCGCAGATTGCCGGGTATACCAGGGTCGCGTTGCTGATTGTATTTGCCATCTTCGCCTACTGCTGCATTCGGGCCTACTTCCCGGAGAACTGGCACCTGCCATTCGACCGTGACCAGAAGACCATCATCGACGCCCTGTACCGGCCAGAAGAAGAAATGCTTGTAATGCTGCTCGCCGCCTACATTGAGGCTGTCAAAAACAATGAACCGATCATCGTCCGGCGCACACGCTACGTGCGCATTGCAATGGCCGCGCTGGCCGTTGCAATATCAATTTTGCTGATTCCGTAGAGGAGCAATGAAAAAGGTTATCGCCATCTGTTTCACAATCTTGTTCGCCTGTGCATCCATTGCGCTGTGCTGTGGCTTCATCCTGTCGAAAAAGCACGTCATGGAAACCTATTCGAACGGCGACACTGGGTTACTGACCAGGATCGCGTCAGCGTTATAGTTCAGTTCAGTGATCCTTGCTTCCGTCGCCGGAATATAACCGTACAGGCTTAGCTTTTTGAGCATTCTGCAAATCGGCAATGAACTTGTAGCACTTCTCGAACTCTTCTAGAAAATTACCACCAGAGAAATCAATATCACTGGCATACTGAAAAGCGATGAACAGCCTCGCAACTTCAGGGTCATCGGTTGATGGGAAATTTTGAGAAGGGGAAGAGATTGGCATAAGCACCTTAAAATCTTAATACAAATCTTAATACCGTAACGGCATTCATCATAAGCAAGGTAAAAAGGTGAGCGCGGAGGGGATCGAACACTCAACCAATGGCTTAAAAGCCGGGCCGACCGCCCCCACGCTCAAAATGTGAACCTTAGCTGCGCTTTATGATCCTGTAATAAATCACACGCCTAC